TTATAAATGTCATCAATGCAAATCTAAAATTTGTCGTGGTGATCATTATGTCAAAAAAACAATTATCATTGGAAGTCCTAGTAAGGAAACTGTGGAAGATGGTATGCACATCATGCATGGTATCCGTATTGGGGTTGAATATTGTGTAACTTGTAACGGAGGATAAATCATGAGTTTTCTAGATGTAAAAATTATAAATGATAAATGCGTTAAGATTGAAATGAACGGTTGGAATATAAGTATTGACAATGGTACAAACGAAAAACTTATCTTTAGTGATAAGCCATGTTGGGTTGATGTGCCAAACGATTCTAAAATTAGTTTAATTACGGAGGATTAATCATGGATGACGATAGAAATTTTTATCAAGATTATTACGGTCAATTAAAAGGTTATAAAGTTAAATCTTTTGATGGCATGGTTGAGGATGACTTAGGTGGCAAACCTTTTCCACGCTTCACATTGACCAATGGCAAGAACGAGGTGCTACTAGAAGTTAGCCGAGACGAAGAGGGTAACGGTGGTGGCTTTTTATTTATATCTAATAAGGAAATTGATGATGAAGGCATTGAGTGAAATACAAAATAAATTAGAAGTTAAAAAAGATGGAAAGAATCCATTTAGTGGTTGGTCTTTCCGTAACATAGAATCCATCTTGGATAAACTAAAACCAATACTTAAAGAACATCCTGAAGTGGTCATTACATTGACGGATGAGTTTAAGGACTTTGGTGAGTTTGGAATTGTGTGTGAATCAACGGCTACTTACTATGAGGATGGTTGTCCATTAGCATTTAGTAAGGGTAGTGCTAGGGTTCATTTTGGTAAGAAGGGTTGTGATGCATCGCAAGAATTTGGTAGTGCGAGTTCATATGCAAGGCGTTATGCTATTTCAGGCTTGCTTCTAGTGAGTGGTGGTGAAGTAGATCCTGATGAGACTGACACTACAGATCTGAATAACGGTGAAGTGGTTGTCAATCCAAAAGTCGTAGGGGATGATCTACTTCTATGATTCAAATCCAAGACCTTTTAGGTCGTTTAACAAAAGTCAAAAAAGTAGGGGAAGGTGAGTGGATCGCTTCCTCCCCTACAAGGAGGGATAGCAATCCATCACTTGCTATTAAACTCACTCATGATCAAAAGATACTGTTAAAAGATTTCGGTGGCTCAAGTGTTGAGCAAATTTGTGATGCTATAGGGATAGGCATACATGATCTATTTCCTGATAACCTCAACAAAGATTACGACAAAAGAATTATTTATCCGTTTAGTTCAAACATTTTAAAAGCATTAAGATTTGAACTAGGCATAGTATTAGTAAGTGGACTCCATATGGTCAAAGATAAAAAACTAACAGAAGAGGATATGGATAGACTTGCCCTCGCAATTGAACGAATTAAGGAAGCCTACGAATTATGTCTAAAATAGAGCAAGGTGCAGAAGCACTAGATAAGTTAAGATTAAAAAGACTCATGGTTAACGATAGTGATCTAGATAATTACGCTAGTCAGGTTGGCTTGGATGAGCATACAACGATTAGAAAACCTAACGACTTTATGGAGGAAACCATAGACTACTTTGAAAGTGGTGGCATGATGCAAGGATCTGCTCTTGGCTTTCCCTTACATCAAGACAAGGCGTTTAGGTTTCAGGATAGGCAAGTAACGGCTTGGAGTGGATTTAACGGTCATGGTAAGTCCATGTTCTTGAATCAAGTCTTGCTACACTTTATCCTAGACGAGAATCAACCATGTCTAATGATCAGTCCTGAGATGTCACCAAAAATGCAATTGGCACGATGGGTTCGGCAGTTTGTAAAGAAGTCACTACCGACTCGTGACGACATCCTACGGTTCTGCGATGAGGTAGACGATAAACTATTCATTTATGATTTTGAAAATGCAGTCGGCAGCACTCGCATAATCAATGCAATTATCTATGCTACGGACAAGTTAAAAGCCAAGCATATTGTTATAGATTCACTCATGAAAATTAGTGATATAGATTCTGAGGATTATGGTAAGCAAAGAGAATTTTTAAATACACTTTGTGCATTAGCCAAATCTCAAGAATGTCATATCCATTTAGTGGCTCATTCTCGTAAGGCATTTGATGAGGATCAACCACCAAACAAAATGGATGTGATGGGTAGTAGTAACCTTATCAACCAATGCGATCAACTCGTAACTGTTTGGCGTAATAAACAAAAAGAAAAAGTTGATCCTGATCTGTTATCAGATGAAGATAAGGACAAGTGGCATAAAAAACCTGATGCAGAAGTTCACATTCAAAAGAACCGTCATGGTGATTTTGAGGGGGTACTGAAGTTTTGGTTTGATTCACCAACATTAACTTATAGGGAAAAGCCATGAAAAACGAGGGTATGAAAGCAGTCTTAAAAACAATTGTAAAAGAATTTGGTAGTGATATACAGTTTCGTGTGAGGTTAAATGACGGAAGGGTATTCAAAACTAAAGATTGGGATAAACTTAACAAGGTCTACACTTATAAAACGAAAATATGAAATTTGACAAATTTGCCGCATTGTCAGACAATTTGGAAAAACACCACTAAGGCGTTTTGAAAAATTCGGTTGAATATTTGGAGTGGAGGAATAATTATGATTGAATATGCTTTTGTATTGGTAATAAGCACCAATCCAATAGAAGATGATTTTAAATACATAGGTAACTTTGAATCTTGTCATCATGCAGAACTTTATATTTCTTTATACCATCCTGACAAAAGAGCAAGTAAATGTTTACTGCAGCAGTACATTTATTTACCTGAAAACATTATTATAAAAAATATAGATATGCGTAGAGGCACAATAAGATATTATGATGAACATGATATGTGTAAAGTAAGGAGGGATTGTGATGAGTAAAGGTTCAGGGCGTAGACCTTCAAAAGTATCAGATGATAAAGTTCAAGAAGCATGGGAACGTATTTTTAAAACAACAAAAAAATTAAGGGAAAAAGATGGCAAAGATGAGTCCGACACAACTGACACTACGAAAGCTAAAGACAGATGGTTGGACAACACTAGCGATTGTTGAGCATTGGAATCCATTTGCTAGGGTAAGGCAAGATCTCTTTGGCTTCATAGATATATTGGCTATTAATGATGACGGTGAGGTTCTAGCAGTACAGACAACTAGCTACACTAATATAAGTGCTAGGGTAAAGAAGATTGCCGAGAATGAACACATCGGTAGAGTACGCAAAGCTAATTGGCGTATTGAGGTTCATGGTTGGCGTAAGATTAAAAACAGATGGGAGGTTAAGGTGGTTGATGTATCATAAACGACAAGAAGATTTTGAGTTTAAAAAATTAGATGGTACTAAAATCAAGCGAAAAGAATTTATGCAATTAATATTAGATAACATTACAGATCAAAATGTGAATGTGGCAGAAGTTGCAGCATTGGTGCAAATGCACTCAAAGCCTGTAGGTAATATGTTAAGGTATCTAGTAACTCATGAGTATTTAATATCAACTAAAACACAAAGGTATACCTATTATAGAAAACCTAATTATTGTGCTTTAGCTAATATGTTTTACGATAAAGAAGCTATATTAAAGAACTTTAAAATTAAGGGTAAGATTACACGCAAGGCAGAAGACACGCCTAACATATCTTACAGATCAAAACTAAACGATTACTCGTCTAACGCTAGTAGTTGTCATATAACAAATATGGAGGAAGGTTAATGGAACAAAGAAGTCAAGCGTGGTATGAAGCAAGGTTAGGTAAGGTAACTGCATCAGGTGTTACCAACATTATGGGATCTAAAACAAAGGCAGAAGGTTATATGCTACAACTGATAGCCGAAAGATTAACAGGTAATCCTCATGAGATACCCATTACACCTGCGATGCAGCATGGCATGGATACAGAAGATGAAGCTAGAAAAGTTTATGCAAAAAAATTTAGTCCTGTAACCCAAGTAGGTTTTGTAGATCATCCTACAATTCCTATGTCTGGATGTAGTCCAGATGGAATTATTTACGGTGACCGTAATGGATTATTAGAGATTAAGTGCCCTCAACCGAAGGCACATACAGATATATTGTTGACGAAAAAAATTCCTCAACAGTATATTCACCAAATCATGTGGCAGTTAAGCTCGTGTGGTGAAGATAAGGAATATGTGGATTTTGTAAGTTACAATCCATCATTTCCTGATGACCTCAAGAT